AATCGTTTATTACGATTTTGCCTATTCCTTACTCAAGGACGATGGCGTAAAGACGAAGATCATCAAGAAGTATCTTCCGTTCATAAATCAGCAGGTGAATCGTTATCTTCAAATGATGGATTTTTATATTAACTTCCATCTGGATGAAGAGTTTAACGAAACGGTAAAATCACCCATTCACGAAGACTTTTCATATAGTTCATTCAGTGAGGGTGAAAAAATGAGAATCGACCTTGCCCTTCTCTTCACTTGGAGAGAAGTCGCCCGAGTCAAAAACTCCGTCAATACCAATCTGCTGATTATGGATGAGGTATTTGATTCTTCGCTTGATGGCTTCGGCACCGATGAGTTTCTTAAGATTATTCGTTATGTCATTAAAGATGCTAATATCTTTGTGATTTCTCATAAGACAGACCTACATGACAAATTTGAGAATGTAATTAAATTTTCTAAAGTGAAAGGTTTTAGTAGAATGGAATAGGTATAAATAATAATATTAATTTGAAAGTGTAATGAAAAATTACTATACTTACGCTTATTTGAGGGAAGATAAAACTCCATATTATATTGGAAAGGGTAAATGTAAAACTCAAAGACATTTACATTCGGGGCACCATGTTCCTATTCCACCAAAAGAAAGAATACTTATATTGAAGAATAATATTACTGAAAATGAAGCAATAAAGCATGAAATTTATATGATATCTGTTTATGGTAGAAAAGATAATGGAACTGGTATTTTAAGAAATCTTACTGATGGTGGTGATGGAAAAAGTGGATGGAAAGCATCTAAAGAAACTTGTGATAAGATAAGTCAATCATTAAAGGGAAAAAAGAAAACTCCAGAACAAATTGAAAAGCATAGAATGTCTATGATTGGAAGAAAACTTTCAGAGGAGCATAAAAGGAAAATAGGAGAGGGTGGTAAAGGTAAAAAGATGAGTCCAGAAACTATAGAGAAAATGAAAATTGCTGCTAAAAAAAGAGGAAATAATAGAACTGGAAAAACACATTCTCCCGATACAAAAGAAAAAATGAGGCAGTCGGCGCTCAAAAGATGGGACAATAAATAAACTGGTACATATCCCTATCAATAAAAGTTTATTCGCATATAGAATATCCCCATCAGCATAAGGAGAATGAACACCCCAAATTGGCAGCACCATTCTAAGAAGGAGCAGAAACGGAAACTCAAACCGCAAGCACTCCGACAAGCAAAGGCAAGACTTGCCCACTTCAAGAAGTGTCACATGACCTCCCCCAAAAAGGGAGGTTCTTCTGTATTATACGTTCATACGATTCAAGTCAAATGACCGTCCGCCACGAAATTAAGTCCCAACTTGCTAAGCTTCTTGCCACCGAAGACCTTGTGGTTGAGCACAAGAAGGTAGAGACTGCCCAGTTCAACGTTCATACTCGTGTGCTCACCCTGCCGATGTGGGAGAAGGCAAGCAACACTGTGTATGACCTGCTGGTGGGGCACGAGGTTGGACACGCACTTTATACTCCTGATGAGGACTGGACTGAGAAGGTTAAGGTTCCCCCTCAGTTTGTGAACATTGTAGAAGATGCTCGCATTGAGAAACTGATGAAGCGTCGTTATCCTGGTCTTGCCAAGACTTTTTTCAACGGTTACAAGGAACTTGCTGATGAAGATTTTTTTCAGATTGCTGATGAGAAAGTTGATGAGATGAACCTTGCCGACCGTGCAAACTTGTGGTTTAAGATTGGCAACTTCACTGATATTCTGATTGATCGTGGCGAAGAGACTGAGATCATCAATCAGATTGCTGACACCGAAACCTTCCCTGAGGTTCTGACTGCTGCTGAGGCACTCTACAAGTATTGTAAGCAGAAGCAACAGGAAGAAACCAAGATTCAATTGGATGATCTTCAATCTCAGGATTCTGGTGCAAGTCAACAACCTGCTTCTGACTTTTCTGACCAGCAAGAGGGTGAAAATGACCAACCTGAGTCTGATGGTTCAGATGGTGCTCCCTCTAGTGAAAATTCTCAACAGCAGCAAACCAACTCCCCTGTTGGTGGTGAGAAAGATGAGGAACCAGAAGTCAAGACGATGGATAATCTGGAAGAGGCACTCAAAGAACTGGTGAATCGTGATGGTTATGAGAATGTGTATCTGGAACTTCCTCAAGTTGACCTGAAAAAAATTATTGTTCCCAATGCCGAGATTCACAATCGTTGTCTAGATGAGTGGAAAGGGTGGATGGAGTGTCGTGAATATACTGAAGAGTTTATCTTTGGTAAAGTTGACCTGGATTTTAATCAATTCAAACGTTCTGCCCAGAAAGAAGTCAACTATTTGGTGAAAGAGTTTGAGTGTCGCAAGGCAGCAGATTCCTACTCTCGTGCTTCTACTGCTCGCACTGGAGTTCTGGACTGCACCAAACTTCATACTTACAAATATAATGAAGATCTGTTCCGCAAGGTAACAACTCTTGCCGATGGTAAGAATCACGGACTGGTGTTTGTTCTGGACTGGTCTGGTTCTATGGGTGATGTGATGTTGGATACCGTCAAGCAACTTTTTAACCTTGTCTGGTTCTGCAAGAAAGTTGCAATTCCGTTTGAAGTTTATGCTTTTACGACTGAATATCCTCTGGTGACTTATGATGAGCAAGGTAGAGCAAATTTGCGTGAACTTGCCTACAAGAAAAGGGATGGTCTGGTTCAGGTTGGTGAGTGGTTCTCTATGATGAACTTGCTTACTAGTAAGGTGAATGGTAAAACTCTAGATGAGCAAATGAAGAACATCTTTCGTCTTGCTGCTTCATTTAGTCGTTGGACTCAATGTTCTTATAATGTTCCCACTGGTCTGAGTCTGTCTGGAACTCCTCTGAATGAAGCACTCATTTCACTTCATCAAATTCTTCCTAAGTTCCAGAAAGACAACAAACTCCAGAAAGTTCAGTGTGTTGTTCTGACTGATGGTGAGGCGTGTATGGTTAAGTATCATCGTGAAATTCAACGTCACTGGGAACAAGAACCTTTTATGGGCACTGCTCACATTGGTCCTAATGCTTTTCTCCGTGATCGCAAGACTGGTAATACCTATTCCTGTGATTGTGAGTGGCATGAGTTTACTAATGTTCTTCTTCGTAACCTGCGTGATAAGTTTACTGATATCAACTTTATTGGTATTCGTGTTCTTGAAGGTCGTGATGCTGGTCAGTTCATCCGTCGTTATTGTGGATATTATGGACCTGATTATGAAAAAGTAATGACTGCTTGGAAGAAAGAGAAAGCATTCACTATCAAAAAGTCTGGATATCATTCTTACTTCGGTCTCTCTGCCAATGCTCTTTCTCAAGATACAGAATTTAGTGTTGCTGAAGATGCATCCAAGTCTCAAATCAAGTCTGCTTTTGTGAAGAGTTTGAAATCCAAAAAGATGAACAAAAAAATTCTTGGGGAGTTTGTGGAACTCGTTGCCTGATAAATATCTAAAAGTAGCTGAAAAAATGAAGACATTTCAGGAATTTATGTTAGTTGTGGAAGGTCTTGATATGAAGACCTTCAAGGCAAATCGCAGAACACTCAAACGTAGAGAAGCTTCTGCTGATGCTAAGAAGAGGGGTCATGTAGGTAAAGAATGGTATAACAGTGGTAGAACATATTCTCCAGATGAAGCAAAGAGAAGTCGTGCAAAGATGGATGATGAAGAAAGACGCACGAGACATCGTAGTGCTGTAGATCCTGATAATGAGGATGATAATAACTACTCTGCAGACAAAACGAAGAACCCCAAGAAACTTCGTAAACAGAAGGCAATGGGAGAACTTGGTGAGAGTTACTTTGATGAAATGATTAGAAATCCTGAAAGTAGAAAAAAACTTCGTGACATTGAAGATAGGGAAGTAAGAAAGGGTGATAAGTCAAAAGGTGAAAATCCACGCAGTAAATATTCAACGGAAAAAGGAAAACTAGCAGGACACCTTCTTCGTGGTCCAGAAAGCACTGGGTCAAAAGGTAATCCAGTAAGAAGTCGTGGAGGAACAAATGCTCCTGCAGACGAAAGAGTAGGTAGAGGACCCCATCGTGCTGGAAACGCAAAATATTGGGCTGGAAATGCTGGTCCAAATAGAGACCGAGGAGCAGGAAATAAGGCAGCAAGGAGAGTAGGTAAATCTGTTCCAAACACCCGACCTGAAGACTGAACCAATCTTCAAACTGTCACAGGGGGCACTGGTTGCCCCCTTTTTTCTTGTATAATTACTATGTTGAAACAAACCACCCAACTACATCATGTCTCTTTCTGCTGATTACATTCGCACCTCTCTTCAAAATCTGTATGGAAATTCTGTAACTTCTGCAGATATTCGTGCCTGGTGTGCGATGAATGGTGCAAATTATCAGACAGTTTCCAATAAACTTTCTCAGTATAAGACTGAACGTGGTCGTTGGAATCTGGAAGTGACCCCGACTGTTGTAAATAAAATGGAGCAAGCATATCAAGCTCCTGCTGCCCTCCCTGCTGTGGAACAAAACCTCATTCCTGATAAAGATGATACCTTCGTCAAGTTTGGTAACTTTGGTGATATTAAAAAAATTATTCAGTCCCGTATCTTTTACCCTGCGTTCATCACGGGTCTTTCGGGTAATGGTAAAACGTTCTCGGTGGAGCAAGCGTGTGCTCAACTTAAGCGTGAACTCATCCGTGTGAACATCACGATTGAGACCGATGAGGATGATTTGATTGGTGGTTTCCGTCTTGTGAACGGTGAAACTGTGTGGCACAATGGTCCTGTGGTAGAAGCACTTGAGCGTGGTGCCGTGCTGCTGCTGGATGAGATTGACCTTGCTTCTAACAAGATTCTGTGCCTTCAGTCCATTCTGGAAGGTAAGGGTGTGTTCCTGAAAAAGATTGGTCGCTTCGTAAAACCTGCCGCTGGTTTCAACGTCATCGCAACCGCCAACACTAAAGGTAAGGGTTCTGATGATGGTCGCTTCATCGGAACCAACGTGCTCAACGAAGCATTCCTTGAGCGTTTCCCTGTGACCTTTGAGCAGTCCTATCCTGCCCCTGCTACCGAGCAGAAGATCCTGGAAGGCATCGCTCTGGACCTGGGTGTGGAAGACCGCGACTTCTGCAAGCGTTTGGTGGACTGGGCAGACATCATCCGTAAGACCTTCTACGATGGTGGTATTGAGGAAATCATCAGCACCCGTCGTCTGGTTCACATCATCCGTGCCTATAGCATCTTCCAAGACAAGGCAAAAGCAATCCAAGTGTGTGTAAACCGCTTTGATGATGAAACCAAGCAGTCCTTCCTTGAACTGTATGATAAAGTGGATGCTGACTTCCAGATGCCTTCTGGTCACACTGAAGCAGAAACCCGTGCTGCATTTGCCTCTGAGGAAGTTTTCTGATATAATTGGGGAAGGTAAATTATGACCCTTCCCCTTTATTATGGACGAGTATCCTTATTCTGAAAATCAATTCACCATGTATATTGGTGATGATTGTAAATTTAATCTTGAAAAAACTCCTGTTACTATGAGCGAATCTACGAATCATCTCTGGAAATATAATGAAGATAAAATCCTGAAAGATATTCAGGATTATGTGACTGGGACTTATAACAGTCACTATTGTGGTCACAATCAAGCATACAAAGATACGCAAACGATTGACCTGATGGCAGCAAAAGACCTTGCTGCTCATTTCTGTCAGGCAAACATCTTGAAGTATGGTAGCCGCTATGGTGATAAAGATGGACGCAATAAGCGTGACCTCCTCAAAGTCATTCACTATGCTATGCTTCTGCTCCACTTTGACGGGCACTATTCCCGTAAAGATAATGGTCTTACTGAATTCCGTTGATTATGAAACTCCAAAACAAAACTATGAAACTCTCTGACAATACCCTTGCTCTCCTGAAGAACTTTGCTGGCATCAACAACTCGATTCTTGTGAAGCAGGGTACTCAACTTCGTACTATTTCTGTGGCGAAGAACATTCTTGCTGAGGCAGATATCAACGAAGAGTTTCCTCGTGACTTTGCTATCTATGACTTGAACCAGTTCCTGAATGGTTTGAGTCTGCACCAGGACCCTGACCTTGATTTCACTGAAGAGTCCTATCTCAGTATCAAGGAAGGTAAGCGTCGGGTGAAGTATTTCTATGCTGACCCTAATGTGATTATCTCTCCTCCCGATAAGGCAATCCAACTGCCCTCTGAGGATGTGTGTTTCCAACTGGATAGCACCTCTCTAGAAAAACTGGTCAAGGCAGCAGCAGTGTATCAACTGCCCGACCTGTCTGCGGTTGGTGAGAATGGTGTAATCAAACTGGTGGTTCGTGATAAGAAGAATGATACTTCTAACGAATACGCTATCGTGGTTGGTGAGACCGATGCTGAGTTTACTTTCAACTTCAAGGTAGAGAACATCAAGATTATTCCTGGTGCCTATGACGTGGTTGTGTCTTCTAAACTTCTGTCTCGTTTTACCAACCAAAAGTATAACCTTTCTTATTGGATTGCTCTAGAACCAGATAGTCAGTTTGGGTGAATGTGAAAGTATCCTATTATATAAATAATAATATAATAGGATACATATATGTTTATCTATAAAATAACTAACATAGAAACTCAAGAATTTTATATAGGACAGACTATAAAAAATGTTGAGTATAGGTTTAGGAAGCATAAAGAAATGTCCATTCGTGGTGATGGATATAAACTTCATAATGCTATGAGAAAGTATGGGGTGCAAAATTTTATTATTGAAATTTTAGATACTGCTACTAACTTAAATGAATTGAATGAAAAGGAAATTCATTACATAGATACACTTAAACCTTATTATAATATTCTTCCTGGAGGTCAAATTAGGTTGACTGAAAACTCTATTGAAAAAATGAGAAAAAGTTTAACTGGTAAAAAACATTCTCAAGAACTTATAGAAAAAAGATTTAAAAAAATAAGAGAACTTGAAAATGATAAACAATTTCTTTTGAATAGGGGTAAAGGAATAAGTCAAGCAAAGAAAAAAACTTATCTAATAGAGGACACTTATTTTACTGGTATAGAAGATGTTGCCAAACACTACAGTATCGGTTATAGTTGTGCTAGAGCAAGAATAAAGTCAAACTCTCCAACTTGGAAAAAATGGATTGAACTTTGAGGAATTAACTTTGAATATTTTTGTCACATCGCCATTTCCTGCCGAAAGTGCTGTTTGTCTTCCCGACAAACATATTGTCAAGATGCCTTTGGAGTGCTGTCAAATGCTCTCTATTATCGGTTCTGAAAAATGGGGTCATGGTTATGGACCTCTTTATAAGACAGATGGCACCCCTTATAAAACTGAAAAAGGTGCGTTTCGTAATCACCCTTGTACTAAATGGGCAATGGATAGTATCCACAATGCCTATTGGTTAATTAAGTGGGGGATGAACTTGTGTGATGAGTATCATTTGCGATATGGTAAGGTCCATTCGTGTTATAATCCTCTTGTACACGCTTACTACATCTTTCCGAAAGGGAAGATTACTGATGTGACTCCATTCGCTCGTGCGATGCCCGAAGAATGGAAATTTGATGATAGTATTGATACCTTTACAGCTTATAAAAGGTACATTGCTTCAAAACCTTGGGTGAAGGACAACTACCTTCGTATGCCTGAGCGTAAACCTAATTGGATTTGATTATGAACAGTGATTTTATTTGGGTTGAGAAGTATCGACCCAAGACCATTGAAGAATGCATTCTCCCAGAGTCTACCAAGACTATGTTTAGGGAGTTTCTAAATAAGGGTGAAATTCCAAATATGCTTCTTGCTGGTCCTCCTGGTATCGGTAAGACCACAGTTGCAAAAGCACTCTGCAATGAATTAGGGGTAGATGTTTATGTCATCAATGGATCCGACGAAGGTAGATTCCTTGATACTGTCCGAAACAATGCGAAGAACTTCGCTTCGACCGTATCGCTTTCGTCAGATGCTAAACACAAAGTCGTCATCATTGACGAAGCAGATAACACAGGGAACGACGTACAACTCTTGTTACGGGCGTTTATTGAGGAGTTTGCTGGTAACTGCCGCTTCATCTTCACCTGCAACTATAAAAACAAAATCATCGAACCCCTCCACTCCCGATGTGCCGTTATCGACTTCTCTATCAAAGGGAAAGAAAAAACCGCACTGGCAGGATCCTTCTTCAAGCGTCTACAAAACATCTTGGATGCGGAAGGCGTCGAATTCGATCAAAGAATACTTGCAGAGCTTATCAATAAGCACTTCCCAGACTGGCGTAGAGTTCTTAACGAATGTCAAAGATATTCGGTGGGAGGCAAGATTGACTCAGGGATTCTTGCATCTTTCTCAGACATCGCTGTAAATGAACTGGTTAAGAACCTTAAGGAAAAAAACTTTTCTGAAGTACGTAAGTGGGTCGTCAGTAATCTGGACAATGATACTACTGTACTTTTGCGTCGTATTTACGATTCTCTTTACGAAAGTTTGGTTCCTGGTTCTATTCCTGCTGCTGTGCTTGTGCTCGCTAAGTATCAGTATCAAGGAGCATTTGTAGCAGATCAAGAGATCAATATGCTTGCTTGCCTGACTGAAATTATGGTGGAGTGTGAGTTCAAATGAGACATCAAGTTAAATCATCCTGGTATTATATTTTCTGGGGTATCTGTGCTGTTGCCGTTGTAGGTGGGCAGATTTATGTTGGAACTGGTTATCGTGAGATGGCAGAAGCAACTAAAAATACTCAAATCGTTGTGAGGTGTGTAAATGGGTCTGTTGAAAATTGATAAGGCATCTCTCTATGAGGTTCCTGTAAAAACAACTCCAGAGAATGTAAGGGAAGCAAATGAAGGTTTGTTTCGTGCTAAAATGACTCTTCCTGCTGCCGCAAAGCATTGTGGTATGACGCAGAAAGAAATGAAAATGACCTTTCTTGAATATTTGAAGTATCATCCAGCAGATTATGAAGTCTCTTAAAACACCATTACGTTATCCTGGCGGTAAGTCCCGTGCTTGCGTTAAAATGGATCCATATTTTCCAGACCTTCGTAACTATGATGAGTTCTGTGAACCATTTCTTGGTGGTGGAAGTGTTGCGATTCATATCACTAAAAAATATCCTCACCTAGATATTTGGGTGAATGACCTTTATGAACCTCTTGTAAACTTCTGGCAACAACTCCAGATGTTTGGATATGACATGAAAAGTGAACTTGTTGATCTGAAGAACGCAAATAATACTCCAGACAAAGCAAGAGAACTTTTCCTCCAATCAAAGGAACAGATCAATGACAAAACCGTGTCAAATTTTGATCGTGCTGTGGCTTTTTACATTGTTAATAAGTGTTCTTTCAGCGGTCTCACAGAGAGTTCTTCATTTTCAGAACAGGCATCTAACTCCAACTTCTCTATGCGTGGGATCCAAAAATTGCCTGCGTATTCTGAGGTAATTGCTAATTGGCGTATAACTAATTACTCGTATGATTATCTGATGGATGGAAACAAAGGTGCTTTTATGTATCTCGATCCTCCTTATGATATTAAGGATAATCTCTATGGGCGTAAGGGATCAATGCACAAAGGATTTGATCACGATAAGTTTGCTGCTGACTGCGACAATAATGATATGGACCAGTTGGTAAGTTATAATTCTGATCAACTTGTAAAAGATCGCTTCAAGAACTGGAACGCTGCTGAATTTGACCTTACTTATACGATGAGGTCAGTTGGTGAATATATGCGAGAGCAAAAGAAACGTAAAGAACTACTACTTTTTAATTATGGAATTGAAGGACTGGTTAAATTCGATCAATCAGACGAAACAGAATCTGATTGACGAAGACCCTTCACTTGAGAAGGAATATCCTCCCTATATTATTAACCGTTGCTTCTCTGGACATCTTGATTGCATTATGTTTGCGAATGAAATGAACCAGTATCATTTTCTCCCAAAACGTATGCAGTATGACTTTTTTATAAATAGTCTGAGGAAAAAGAAGAGATTTTCTCCCTGGCTCCGACAAGATAAAATCAAAGACCTTGATTATGTCAAACGTTATTATGGTTATAGTAATGAGAAGGCAAAACAAGCTTTGAAGATTCTAACAAACGAACAACTTACTTTTATTAAATCGAAATTTGAAACTGGAGGATCAAAATGAGTGTCGTTCAAGAACCTGAAGTGAAGTGGACGCCCGACCAAATGGTGGAAGTGATTCTTAACGAACCCGATGACTTTTTGAAGGTTCGTGAGACTTTGACCCGTATCGGAGT